TTACTCCTTTACAAGTAAGTTTGGGTCAATAGAGTAGTATTTTTGGTTGTTTATCATGTAGTGAGAGTAAGGTTGTACGGTTGTACAGTTATATATATCAGGTAGATATCCAGTTATTTCCGAACCTTGTGTAATTAGTTCGTTTAGCAAAACTATGCCATTTGAGGCCTTACTAAAAGTTGTTGTCCAAACCAAGTTATTGCCATTTAAATCGTACATAGTTGTATTATGTATCTTAAATATATTCTTTTCCTCGTTAGTAGCGATATCCTTATACCTACACTCTATAAAAGAACATGATGATAATGGAATATAAGGAATAGAAGAATTGTAGTGGTCAATTCCTAAAATTTTAATCTTGTCGTTGGAATAGGTAAAAATTGATATAGTTCTGGTTGTATTTTCTGCTTGGGCAGAATTTCCACCATATGAAATAGTAATGCTATTTTTTAAAACACTATTTTGATATATCATTAGTTTTAGTGTATTCGACCTTGTTGCAATACTTTCACCAGTGATAACAATATCACTAACCACACAAGTGAAACCATTGCCAAAGTCTATTGTAAAGCTATAGTCGGTATCATCATTGATGATATTGTATCCAGTGTTTTCTTGCATTGCTGATTTTACTGCGTTAAAAAATTCTAACCATGTACCAGTATTTGAAATTAATCTGTATCCATTCGTCCAAGCCATTAGATTTCCTCCTTAGTTCCTATGAAAATTTCAACGTTATCGTCTAATACTCGAATGAAATTTTTACTTTCTGTAAAAGCACTACCACCAGAACCACCTCCTTTCAATTTTAAGCTAAAATTTGGATTATTAGTAGCTTCAAGTTCAATTTGACAATCCTTAGTGGCTAATGCGTAGATAGTTCCACGATAGTCGCCAACACTACCCTCAATTGAGTATTTAGCCACATCGGTTACTATGTTGGTAGTCTGTGCTTGGATACTCTTAACGCCGTCAGCACCTGCAACGATGCTACTATGTTGTGATATGTATACAGTATCCTCGCCAAGATTTTTTATTTTTAAGTGCAAACCTCCAGTAAACTCAATTTTTTTCTCAACGTTTGCATTTAAATCTTCTGTTTTCGATAAAATCATGAATATGCCTCCTTAATGGATTATTGTATAGTCTATGTTGCCATCTGTACAGTATACTGTATAAGCAACGTTTAGATTTCTTGACCAAAAGTTTCCTTTGCTAATGTTTTCCCATTCCGATTTGGTCCCATCGAAATATATGTTGTGAGTACTCTCATAGAACGCATACGAGCCATTTCCGAGCATTTGCAACGTGTTAGGCAGTTTTATACTATCAAGTGATGAACACCCATAGAAAGCATTATAGATAGCTATAACGTTATCTAATTCAATATTTGATAGACTAGAACACCCAGAAAATGCATCGTTGGAGATAATTTTTATATTTTTAGCTGAAACGTATGTTAGTGATGTGCAATTTTTACACATATACTCACTGCATATCGTAACACTGCTAGGCAATATCAATTCTTTTAGCTTAGAACAACCCTCGAAAGTACTTTCACCAATAGTAGTAACACTATCTGGAATAGTAACGCCTACTAAGTTTTTGTAACAATCATCACTGCTTGATGGAGAGAATTTAGCACTTCCTATTGCAGTAATTGAGTTCGGAATTATTATATAAGCATCGGCGTTTTCAAAGTTGCAGAAGTTTTTATAAAAGTCTACAATGGTATCATTAGATTTTATTGTAATTGTAGTATCTGTAATACTGTCATCGTAGGTATGTGTATATTTGTATTCTGTAGAGTTAATTTCAGTACTAGAACCATCGCCATAGTCGATTGCTCCACTCTCAAGATGCTTGTATGGAAAAGTTGTCATTAATAGTAAATCAGAAGTGTTTATAGTTACTTTCATCTGCTTACTAGTTTTTGTTAGCTTGATTATGAAATATTTGCTTTCTGTTATATCCCAAACTTTAACATATTTTGTAGAAGATACTGCTCTCCATGCACGTTTAACTTTAAAATATTTATTACTATCTGTAGCGACATAAATAGCATTTGGAGGCTTACAATTGTGAGTATATATACGTTTCATATGTTATCATCTCCAGAGATATCATAATAGATTGTACCAGTTATAAGTTTTTCTTGACTTGCTAAACTTTTTAATTCATCTTCACTTTGAACATTAATACTAAGATTATTCATTTTAGTAATCAAACGCTCCTCTATACGTTTCAATTGAGTTCTGCGTTTAGTATCAGCAAGAAGTCGAGTATCCTCACCAGAACATTTTATTGTTTGTCCACCTAATAGTGACCAACTGTAGTGTGTTATAACTGAATTATAATACGTTCCAGTATCATCTTGAATTTGAATACATTGCCCCAATTCGTATATTTCATTACTATGTATTGTTGCTGAAAATGGTCTGTACGGGATATCGCTTATAGTAGATGTCATATCCGATAGAATATCCATTGCATTTCCGTACAAGTAATGTTTTCCTTGTATGAGCCAATTGTCCGATACATCTAAAAATATACTATTTGGCTGATTTTCTAAGTCCGGATACCATACCGCTCCCATTGTGGTATCCCAGACTTCCATTCTTGCTCCAACAAGAGCAAGAGTAAAATCTGCAATATCTGTAGTTTCTTGTTGTACCATATTTTGAGTTATAACAGCAGTAGGTATTGTTGAAAATTTCCTTATAGCTATTTTACCATCATTATCAGCAACAGCAAATCCAGATAAAAGTTGAGCAACCCAATAGAGCCAATCACGTGGGCAATCTGTCGTTACTTCTTGAAAGATAATCGTTGATAAGTTGCCACACATTGGCGAAAGTAGTGATATTTCACTTTCGGATTGTGCAAGTTGTAATCCACCAACTTCTTCAACTATTATTTGCAAAGCTCTATATATTGTAACAGCACTCGACATTCTAATTGTGATTTCATTTATTTTGTGTGAATTTTCATCAGTCGAATATACAGACTTATCTAACCAAATCATATTATCACTACCTGCAACAGTAAAGTTATTTTTCCATCTGGTAGCTGATGTCACATTATATACTCCAAAGTTTTGCCATGTACTGTTTTTGTATATTGATAGCTTAATTATTGCTCCAATCAGGCAATACCTATTAGTTAGAGAAGATTTAAATTCCATGTTTAATGTTGATGCACATACTCCACCAAACTCAAAGCCTGTTCCAGATACACATTGCTTTGATATTGATGCAGAAAATATATCACTTTCTGTTAATGTGAAGTTAGAACCGTCTGACAAGGTTACAGTTGCAATAATCTTTTCAGTAATTACCAAGTTATCGCCTACTTTCTTTTATATCAAATGATACTTCCCAGCCTTCACGAGTTCCATTTTTATTATCAGCAAACATGATACGCTTATACTCTTTATTTTCTATAAATCCAATCAACGATTGTGTTCCACCATGCGTATATACAATAGAATGTTCATCATAAGAAGCAAGTAATGATTTAAAAGTAGTAAGTTCATCAACTTCCATGAAAATAGTAACTTTTATAGATACGTTGTCTTTTCTGGTCATATATCTTATAGTGTCACCGTTTTCAGTTTGGAAATCTTTTGAAATATCATTAGTTGAGATATTATCAACCTTAGCGAATGCAAAATTTACATTATCTATTGTTATACTACTCATCTTTTATCTTCCTCCATTCATGCAGTCATTAAGCTGATTAGCTGTTACAACTGCTCTTGCAAACTCGCCACTACTATGATACAAATAAACTGGTATTTCAATAGTTCCGTTGAATTGTGTATTTTGAGATTGTGTAGCTAATTTTGTAGTATTATCAACATTTTGACTAGTCAAAGGTTGTACTACTGCATGATTGCCCATCATTGTGAGCATCTCTGGACCACGTTCACCTACTATTGCACTACCACTTGATAATATACCACCTTTAGCAAGATATGGAATATTAGGGATATTTGGAATGTTAAATCCAATATTATCAATTCCGAAGGTTTCTTTCATCCAATCTGGTGTATCGATATTTATGGAGTTTATATCATTTATTAACGTATTAATTCCATTTATTAACTGATTTACAAGATACAAAATACCATTGATTGGTGTTTTTGCTATATCTACAAGACTATCAAAAATATTTTTAAAGAAATCTTTAATTTCTTGAAATCCAATTTTCCAATTGTCTACAAAATTATTGATTTTTTCATTAGACCAATCAAAAACATAATTTATAGTTTCAGTACAATCATTTTTAAACTCAATGAATTTACCAATAATACTTCCAATTAAATTTATCCAAAATCCTTTGATATTTTCAATTTTTTCTTTAAAATCATCTTTGATAAATGTAATTCCATCTATAAATCCAGTTTTAAAGTTATTCCATTTTTCTTTGAGTAAATCCATACCTATTGCCCAGTTATCCGAGAACTCTCCAAAGAATGTATTCACAAAGTTTCTAAATCCTTCGCATTTTTGATATAAAACGACTAATATTGCTATTATAGCTGTGATAATCAAAATGACAGGATTAGCTAACAGAAAACTAAACAATCCAGTTGTAGCAGTTTTTATCAACGAAATTATATTAAGCAAAGTCGGAAGTATTGTTATAACAGTTTGTATTGCCGTGGAAATTTTAGATATTACTATTACAATTGGAGCAATTGATGCTACTACAGTTAATAATATTATTATTGTCTTTTGAACTCCTGTTGATAGACTATTAAACCATGTTGTTAGTTTTTCAATTTTAATTGATATGCTATCTATAATAGGTTGTAACATATCAAGCATAGTAGAACCTAATTCAATACCAGAGTTTTTTACTCTATTAATAGACTTATTGACTTTTGCAGTAGTTGTGTTCAATTTTTCCATAGCTTCGGTTGTTGCTCCATCGCTATTTCTAACTACTTCTAACTTTTCAGCGTATTCATCAGCACTACTAAGCAATATATTAGCAGATTTTCTGGCGTTAGTCTTACTCCATAAGTCAGCAAAACTTGTTCCAGTTTCATCGCAATAGTCTTGTAACATGAGCAAAACATCTACCATTGTTTTACCATCTGCTATCAAATCAGCAAAACCCATACCATCTGAAGAACCGTTTTTAGCGATATCCAGTTTTTCGTTCCAAGATTCTTGCCAAAGTTGTTTTTCTTTATCATTAATTTCCTGAACGTTTTCAAGTTCACGTTCTTTCTGTTCTTCTAACTTATCAAGTTTCAAATTTTGAGTTTCTTTAAAATTATCTAACTCATTTTGGTTAGCTTCTTCTTGAAGTTCGACTTGTTTTTTCTGCTCATCTTGAATCTCATTGGCTTTATTTTCATAATATTCTTTGATATTATCTTGTTGTTCTTTAAGAGCGTCAATTTGTGCTTGACGTTCTTTTTTTCTTTGTTTTAAAGCAAGATTTTCCTCAAATTCATATAAATCCTGTTCAGCTTGTTGGCGTTCTTCAATAGTTTCAGCATTAGCAATCTTTTCTTCATAAGATGCTTTTTTTTGAGCGTTTTCTCTATCTTCAATGGCTTGTTCTTCCGCTTCTGTCTGTGCATTGATATTATCAATTTGATTTTCTATCTGCTTAATAGCATTGTATTTTTCTTCATCATTGAGTTTCAATCTTTCAGTATATTCTTGGTTTATCATATCGATAGATTGTTGTAACTCTTTTTCCTTAGCAGATATTTCTTTCTCAATCGATTTTTCTAAATCTTTATTTTGTTGTTCATATGATTTTTCTACATACTGTTCACGCTTTTCAAGAGATTTTTCTAATGATTTTTCGCTTTGTTCATATTGATTTTCCAATATGGAGTACTGTTCATCACTAACAGCTTGAACACTTGCAGTCATTTTTCTTAAAGCCACATCAGTATCCGAACCAGTTTTATTCAATTCATCAAGCATGGAGTTCATATATGTAGTAGCATAAGTTGCTTGAACACCGTTTTTAGTCAATTCAATGTATCCAGCACAAAGTTGGTCAATAGAAACATTAGCACTTTGTGCGGTTGGAATTAACTTACCAATCGATTGTGCAAGTTCTCCAACTGTAATTTTACCCTCTTTTTGAGTAGTTAGTAACATATCACTAATTTTTGAAGTTTCACTACTTTCAAGTTTATAAGCATTAAGTATAGTAGTAAGTGCATCAAGAGCAGTACCAGCATCAGTAAAACCTACCTTTGCGAGGTTGGTAGCATTAGACACAACTCCACCAACTGCATCTTCTGTTGCTTGACCAGCTGATATTGCATCATATGTATACTGAGCAAGTTCACTTGAAGCTATACCTGTTGCATCTGATAGACTTAGTATTTCGCTCTTTAACTCTGCCATGCTTTTGCCAGTACCATCTGATAAATCTGTATCAGCAATAACGTCTAACTTAGCCATTGAATCCTCAAAATCAGTTGAAACATTATATACCTTTTTCCCAAGTTCAAGAATTTTATCGGTTACTGGTTGCATAGCATTCGCAACAGAATCACAAGTTGAAGAAATCTCCGAAAGTGTACTTGAAAATGATGCCATTGAATTATCTGTGTCATTATTAGCTTTTTGCAAACGTTCAAGTTCTTGTTCTGTTGCTATAAGCTCTCTTTGATAGCTCCTATATGCCTCTTCATCTAAATGTCCACCCTTTTGAGTAAATTCTTTTTCTAAATCTCTTTTAGATTTCTGCAAATTTTGGTATTCTAATTCAACATTTTCAAGTTCTTTTCTATAACTTTCATACTTTTCCGTAGATATTTTTCCATCGCTGAGTTTATTTTCCATCTCAGCTTGTTTAGATTTCAATTTATCTAATTTATCCTTAGTGGTATCTATTTGATTTTTAAGTGGAATGTAGGCTTTTTCCCAGTCTGCATTATTAGAAAAGGCTTTATCAATTTGAGTTTGTGAACTTTTCAAAGCTGATAGTTTAGTTTGAACTGATTCAATAGTTTTAGCTAACAATTGTTGTTTTTGTGCTAAAAGTTCAGTATTCGTTGGGTCTAACTTCAACATCTTTTCAACGTCTTTCAACTCTTTTTGTAACTTATTAGTTTGAGTATCAATGTTTTTTAATGCTTTAGTTAATCCTGTAGTTTCTGCTCCAATTTCTACAGTAATACCTTTTATATTTTTATTAGCCATAATACCACCTACTTTCCGAATTCTTTTCGTAATGAATTTCTATCTGGTTTGGTTTGTTCTAAATACCACGCATTATTTAACCATTCTCTGCCTTTTTTTGTTTGCATATTGTTATAGATTATAGCATCTTTTAAAAATTCCATAAATGTGAAGTAATTCATGTTACGTGCTTTTTTTATAGATGTATTACAATAATCAGCAACTAATTTTAAATCAGCAGATTTTAAAGTATAATGTATTTCTAATCCCTCACTATCACGAGGGTAGTAAGGGATTATTAGTTTGGGTTCTCTTGTAACCAATTTGTGTATTCGTTTATTAGTTGATATATTTCATCAATATCTAAATCTTGGATAAAATCACTCACATCTATGTTTTGCTTGTTTCTATTGAATATCTTAGATATCAATGTAATAAATTCATCTAAACTATTCTCATTATCTTTGGATATTGATGATAGTTTATTTAATAATTTGATTTTAGCAGGTTTAACATCTACCTGTTGAGTATTACCATCATCATTTTTGAACATAACATTGAAATAGCGTGTTTTATAAGAAAAATTTTCTTTTGATATACTGAACATTTTCATTTACTCCTTATTCTGTTGGAATTTCTTCATCATATAGAGCAAGTGTGCCTTCATCATCAAAAGGTTCAGCAGTAATCTCTGGATTTAAAACAGTTTCTGTATCTTTCTTGAACGCAATTTCTAAATCAGCAGAGTTTTTACCTACAACGGTTAATCGCACATCGCCATCTACAGTATCATGATGATAGAATCTAAAAATATAAGAAGTTTCATCAGCTACAGAAATACCACCTATTTTGGTTTTTCTATGTCCACTTGCCTCGGTACTACGTGCAGTCTTGCAGAGTTTCGATAAAGTAGCACCATTGAAAGTACATATTCCAAATGCAAGTGTACCAGTTTCAGATGTAGTTATAATCTTTTTAACTTTTCCCATATCGTCTTGAGCAGTATAGCTCTCACTTGAATATGTAAAAGTTGCTCCACCACTGATATGACCTAATCTATTTGATTCAGTTTCAAGTGTTGCATCTTCGGGGATAGTTTTACCGTCCCATTTTGTGACATAAATTTCTCCTGAACCTAATACGATTTTTTTGCTTTCATCTTTATTAGTTAAAGACATAAAATCACTCCTTGTATAATTTGTTAGTTGTAGAGATAGTAAAGCAGTTTTCATACACTTTTTCTTCAAAAATGTATCGTTCTGTTCTTTCAATCTCATTCTCACTTGAAAAAATTTCTAATATTCTGTACTCTGTATTAACATCTTTGTTCTTAGTATATAAGTTTACTTCCAACTTTAATGTTTCTACTAGACAACAACCATCATCACTACCAGAATAAGAACTACTTGTAGCATTTAATGTTACACATGGGAGTGTACATTTTTGCTCATATCCACCGTATACAGTTTGAATACCTGTTTTTTTTAGTGACTCATATGCTTCTTGTACAGTCATTAAGCGTTCTCCTTTATAATCTTTTCAATTTTAGCTGGTAGTTCTTTTTGAGCATACTCTTCACCTTTGACAATATGTGGTATTGCTTTTGAAGTTGCTCCATTTTTTAATATGTGTCCGTGTTCAAGTAGATGTGTTAATTGATATCGTTTAGCAGAATAAATCAAATACTTTCCTTGCTTGAGTTTTTTTAATTTAAAACTGCTTTTATAAGTACCATATCTCACAGGACTACTTGATTGGACAATTTTTATAGACTGTCTAGATATCTTTTTGGTTTCTTTATCAATCTTTTCGATTATCCTAGAAGTTTGTTGATTAAGATTATCTGTTATTGATTGACTTAGAAAATCTATGCTAATTACATCACTTCTCATTTAATCACCTAATTTTTCAGTTAGATATAACTCAATAACATCATCATATGCATAAGTCCTATAGACCGAATATTCAATACCATCTATTTCCACATTTTCCTCATCATCATATTCTTGCTTTAAAATTTTAATAGAAAAAGATGGTTTTAAACCCATTTGTCCAGCCTTAAAGAATTCATTACTTCCAATGCTCCTTCTGTTTGCGTAGATTTTACGTCTAATTGGAGTATCTTTTACTTGTTGACCAATCGTATCTACATGATATTGTTGCTTAATAAGGTAGACTAAAATATCATTCATTGTTAATCTCCTTGTATTTGCTTGATAGAGCCATGCTATCTCTTAATGAAATATAAGCATTTTGGAACTTCTGGCTATCATCACGATACCCAAAGTTTGCTTTGCAATAAAGACATATCGCATTTCTAATTCTATCATCATCTTCATTGATGATATTTACTCCTGCAAGATTTAAGTCTATCTTGCAAGAGTTTATTAGCATCATCAACTCATCATCAAAAGCATCAGTAGTTATTCTTAATGTAAGTTTTACTGCATCAATCATGATGTTTTCTTTTCTAGCAATGCAAAAGCCTTTGTAGTTAGAGGCATACTATCATAGATAGCGTAAGCCATGTAATCTGTCTTTCTTGACTTAACTGTATCTTGAGTGTATAAAGTAATATCTTGTTGAACATTACAAGGATAAGCGTCTGCAAAGTTACCAAAAACAAGTTGATTATCTGCAATTGCATCTTCTTCACATACTACATATCCAAACATTCTACCTATTGTCTGTCCAGTAGAGTCAGGCACAAAAATAGGTCTGCCATTCGCATCTGCGATGTTTGCAAGTACTCTCCAAATAAATTTTGAATTTGCATAGAATTTGGATTTTTTAGTATATACCGAATTTACTAAGCTAATTAGATATGTGATACTTGAATATGTAATCTCAGTATCTTTTTCAATTTCAATGACTTGTGGAGTACTATCTTCCTTTTTCAAGGCAGTTATAACACCTAAAGGTTGAGATTTATGACTATCAAGTGAACCTGCAACTCCTAAACCATTAAAGTGGGCATTAGCCATGCTGTTCGATAGTTTTATAGAAATTTTACGTCTTAACCAAGTTTAGAAGTCGGTTAATGACATTTTTTGCATTTTCCAAGATACAGTTACTACTTTTGCTAATTCATAACCTTTTAGATGTAAATCTCCACCTTCAACATTGTCACCAGTAATTGTATCATCTTCATCATAAAATGCTCCATTGCCATTTAGTTCGGCTTTAGGATAATCTAAATCACCTGGAACTGAAGTTTTATTGACATCGCCTAAAATTGGGTGAATTTCTTCAGCTTCGCTCCAAATTTGAGATACCCAAGTTGTAGGTACTAAATAACTGTTGTTTTTTACTGTAACATCATTTACTTGGTTAAAAACTTTTTGTTCGGAAGGAGTCATAGTTTTGCCCATTAGTTGTTTTGTAAATGCTTCCTCATATGTTTTACTTGATGCAATTTCTCTAATGTCATTGTTTACAACAGTATTATTGTTATCAAAAATATTATTTATTGCATCTTCTTGCATACCTATTGCATTATTAGATAATGCTTGTAAATCTGCTTGTGCTTTGGCTTCACTCTCAAATTGAGCATCTAAGTCCTTAATTTGAGTTTCAAAAGATTTAAACTCATCAAGATTTCCAGATTTAATACAATTTTCTGCCTTTCCTAATAACTCTTGGCGTTTTTGCATATATTGTTCTCTGTTCATAAAGTTTCTCCTTTCAGCTTTAAAAGATTTAATTCCATAGTTGCTTTTATTCGCTTATCGTTCATTTTTTTAATAAATTCGTTCGATATAGACATTCCAGAACTTGCAACCATACTAATTGTATTATTGTTATTAAAATCACTGATTTTATCTATTAAATGCAACTCTAATGCTCGTTCTGGGCTGAGCCAAGTTTCATTATCCATAAGTGACTTAATTTCTTCTTTACTCATACCAGATTTTTTGATATAAGCATTTGCAATGGTTTCACTTGCATTCCTTAACACGTCTGCTTTATGTTCCATATCCAAATAATTGCCATGTGCATTTGACATAACATTATGAACCATCATTTGTGAAACTGGTGACATCTCACAATATCCTGACATCGCTATTATTGATGCCATCGACCCTGCTAAACCTACTATTTGAATTTTTACATTATTATAGTTAGACAATAGTGTGTAGATTTCAGCACCAGCAAATACATCACCACCACCAGAGTTTATATACACATTTAATGTTTCATTATTTTTGCATTTTGATATAACATCTTTAACTTTTGCAGGAGTTACGCATTCCATGTCTAAATAATTATAAATCCACTCATAATCATTATTGATAATATCACCACAAATGTTTAAATCCATTATTTATCACCTCCTAAAGTGCCTGTATCCTTTCTAAGTAGAGGAACATCTCCACCATCGATTGGAGCATAATTGAATAAAGCTCTAACTTCGTTAGGTGTCATAGTACCTCTATCAAGGAATTGAACTAGTCCAAGTTTTGTTGACATACTTGCATATTGAAGATTAGAACTTTCAAAGATAATAGAATTTCCAAAACTACGTTGTTTTCTATTAAAGAGTTTTCTTGTATACTCATCTGATAAGTTTATCCCAATTGGCTCGATTTGACTTTCATAATAAGCATTCCACTCATCTTCTGTATATTTAGATTGTACTATTTTATCATTAGTTCCGAATATTGAGTATATTCTTTGAGTTGTCTTATCCATTTGAGAACTGTTTGGGACATAGTCTTCAGTTTTTATTTGAATTGCGTCCATTTTGCTATCTACACCAGCAACACCTAAACCATCGCTTTCGGTTGATAGATACGTTTTTGAAAACTCCTGAACACTCTTTTTAATATCCTCAGGTCGCATAGATTGTGTAAACTTCAAGAGCCATCTAAGTACACTACTATTTTTTATTGCGTTTGTAATACCTTTGTCAGTAGTGCCTACAATCTCCATCAATGGTTCTAAGACCTGAATGATTGTTGAACCAAAGAGTTCATTGTTATTATAGTCAAGCCTCAAATGAATAATATCCGAATATGGAAATGTATATATTTTTCCATTTTCTAGGTAAAATTTAAGAAATAGTTTTCCTTTTTCATTATAACACCCCTCTACTGTAGTAGCATTTATAGGATATATTGAAACAGGATAACCATTTTCATTACGAATTATCAATGCAAAAGCATTTCTATTGATTAATACAGTTCTTGCAAGTTTTTCTTGAAGTTGTTGACCACTCATGTACGGATTAGGTTCTTGAAGTAAAAAACGCATATATGCATCTGGATTTACCTTGATATCATTATCATTTTTTCGGATATGTTTAGGACACATTTTACCAACTGCTTTAGCACATGGATTTATAGCACTACGCACGATATCATTATCAAAAATTTTACCATTCCAGACGTAGCAGGAGTTATTGTTTTCTGTGACTAACTTCACAATATCGACCCTATCAGGCTTACCATTGAAAAAATTTTTTAAGCGTTCTTTTAGTTTCAACATTTCACCACCTTTTCCGCCTAGGCGGACTAAATTAAACTTTCATATTCCTCTTTTTTATCTTCTAATACAACATAGGCATCTAATAATGATGCAAAACCGTCTATTCTGCGTGTAGCCTTTGATGTTTTGCAAGGTTGAATATTACCGTTTTTATCTTCCTCATAGGATACATTAGCAAAACACCATTTGTCTATTGGATTATTATTATAGTTTATAATCTTACTTTCTAAGTCAGCTCCTAAACTTTTCATTGGTGATGATAAAGTTTTCTTTCCTTGATGTACTGCAATCATAATATTTCCGAAAGTATTTTTCATATCCTCTACCCAATATGTAGCTGACCAGCTATCATATCCGACTGCAAAAGGATATATGTCTAAATCATCTTGTACTTCTTTAAACCACTCTGTTACATACTTAGCATGAACCTTGTTTCCAGGAGTAGTTCGAATATATCCTTGTTCAATCCATAAGTCATAAGGGATTTTATCTTCTTGAACTCGTTTTTCAACTAAATCTTCTGCAATCCAATACATGGATAAGACGTATATATGTTCATCATTAGGAATTTTAAATATAGCCTTAGCAGAAGTTAAGTCTGTAGTACTGGATAAATCTGCACCACCTACAAAATATCTAGGTTTTAAGATATTAATATCAAAAGTATCAGTATTATTAAGTTGCTCAAAGTTTAACCACGCTTGACTATTAGTCTCAGGAATATTAAACTCTTTGCATACCAAATTTCTAACCATATTAGGATTTTTCTTAGCTTTTTCAACCTTTTCAGCTAGTGTACGTTCGTTCTTGATAGTACCTAAGCCAGGGTTAGCCTTTATCCAACAGTTAGGATTTATCCATTCTTTTCGATTATCAAGTTCATAGATAAAAAATATTGAACGCTCATCTTTATAGCCATTTTCGTCGAAGTAGCCATTTATTGTACGTTTTCCCTCGTCATATATAGTATCATAAATATCTTCTCTAACAGTTCCAGCAGTAGAGGTAATAAACACTAAAGGTTGTTCTCTTGCAGTAATACCGTCAGTTATGATATCATAGAGTTCCTTGCCATTTTTCCATTGGTGGATTTCATCTAACAATGCTCCATGAACGTTCAATCCGTCCAAAGTATCACTATCACTTGATAGAGGTTTAAAAACACTATCATTGAAATCGGAATTTAATTCAGATACCAAAGATTTTATTTTTCTAGCTAACATAGGAGATTTTTTTACCATCTTTTTAGCTTCAAGCCAGATTATTTTTGCTTGGTCTCTTTTAGTTGCTACTGCATAGACTTCTGCACCAGCTTCACTATCTGCAATTTGAAGATATAAGCCTACACCACTTGCTAATAACGACTTACCATTCTTTTTTCCAACTATCAATACTGCTCTTTGATACTTTCTTACACCCTCGATATTTACAAATCCAAAAATTGTACATAAGATAGCTTTTTCCCAAAGTTCCAGTTCAACCAGTTTTCCACCCATTTTTCCTTTGCTATGATGACAATAATTCTCAAAAAATTCTAAGACATGATTAGCACGTTTTTGAGAATAAAAAAACTCATCAGGATTATTAATATCATAGACTATTTTTTGAAAAGTTTTTTTAAGTTTTTCACAAGCAACTATTTCACTGCTTTGTATTTTGCTATTGTATTCCAAAATTGGATTATAATCGTCAGGATATTTTTTAAACTTCATCACGACTATATACAAACTCCTCAAAAGTATCTGTTTGATTTTCAACAGGTTTAGACTTTGGAAGTAAATCAGTAAGTTGTTTTATAATCTTTTGATAGTTTACATTCAAAGAGTTATAAGTGTTCGCCGATGGGCGTTGTCGTTCGTATGGAGCTTGTTTTTCGCCCTGTTGGAACATTTCAGTCCAGCCATTTTCTTTTAAATCTTGCTCTAAATCTTCAAGAGATACTTTCATGAATGATGCTCTACTGATTAAAGATTGAACAGCAGAGTTTTCATTGATATCTATACCTTTTGACTTAAAAAACTTTTTCAATCTGTTTTCTTCTTTTTTTATACGTTTATCTAATTCCAAATTTTGATTATTCAATCCAAATCACCTCAAATCGACCTAAAATTAAGGAGGGGGGTCTGCGAAAAACCTTGTGTATTACTCCGAACTGGGGGCAATCGGTATTCCTAAAAAAATTTTTAACCTTTTTATAGGGGGGATATCTGCCCATTTGCATCAAAAACATATCGATTCTTATTTGATTTGCCTTCGTGGTCAATCTTATTATGACAATCATGACATACATACATCAACATATCATGATTAAGGCTAATCTCTGGATTATTAATATTATCAATCGTAAGTGTAACTTTATGATGCACAATATAACCTATGTTCTGTTTGCATATTTCACATAATCCACCGTCCAGAGCTTGTCTTGTAGATATATAACTTTCTCTACAATCTTTCCATTTTTTAGAGTTGTAAAAACTCTTTGCCCACTGTTTGGCCATTTCCCATCACCTCTAGGATATTAATATTGATATACTCACCACAATGTGGAGAGCATATCAACGTTAATGTCAACTAAAAAAGGAAGGTGTTTTTTAATGAGTAATACATCTTAGACTATTGTATCAAAAAAAAGTGTCATCTGGTGACACTCTTAAAAATTATTTCAAAAAAACATTTGGATTAATTTTCAATATGGAACATATTCTAAGAAAGGTTAATGTAGAAGGTTCTGCCTCACCATTTTCATAACGATATAGTCGTCGTTTGGATACTCCTAAACGTTTGGATAGTTCATTCATAGATATATGTAGTTTCAATCGTTGAGATTTCATAGTTTCAGGGAAGTTTCTAATCATTTACACCAACCTTTCCAGTACTTTTAGACTTCCTTCCAACCTTACCGACCTTATTACTCAAAAACATATTTAGATATTGAATTTCTTCTTTAGTTCTGCTGAAATCCATTGGAGCGATACAATCTTTGTATTTACAAGTAAAGCAATCTGTAGGTGGATTGCATAATCTTCTTTTAGCCATATAGTTCACCTCTAGTAATTTAAAGTTTTCAACATTCATTCAACTGAGCAGTTTACATAATATGTATTATGTAAAACAGTTTTCAACAGTTTCAACACTACCAATCTACTGTTTGATTTAATCTAATGCGTTGTTCGTCGCTACCAAGTTTAAGATATATCTGTGTAGTGGATATATTCTCATGCCCTAAAATGCTTGAAAGCAAAGATATATCCTTATTTCTTTTTAGAAATTCAATAGCGAACATATGTCTAAATGAGTGTGGATACACAACCTTTTCCGATACTCCAAAGCGTTTGGCGAACTTCTTCAACATCTGATATACGTTCTGTCTGGTGCAATTGAATAAGATACCCTCTAGGTGATTATTAGTTATATATTCAATCAAGTTGGATTGTAATTTATCTGGAATGTATATTCGCCTGAGCTTACCTTTTGTAAAGATTTCAGCATAGCCTCTGCGAACATCTTCACACTTGATTTGTAGCAATTCATTGATACGACAACCAGTTTCGCCAAGAGTTCTAACCATGTAGTAGTGATAATCATTTCCCCTAGAGGCTATCCCTTTGAGTAACTTGTAATACTCACTTAGTGTGATAATATTTTCAGCAGATGGCACTTTATGAACTCTAACACAATCCAGATGTTGAGGAATATCCGTAAATTGAAGATACCTATTTAAGGCTTGTATCTTTAAATTAACCGTACTCACGGCGTAACGTTCTTTAAGATAATTTTTGTACTCAATTAGTTTAAGTTTGGAGAAAACCTCACCATTAATTACAATATACTGCCTAACTGCCAAAATATATGCGTTGATAGTATTTTCGGAACGTTCAGCCTCTAGGAGATAGTTTTTAAAACTTTCTAACATACATTAGCCTCTAAAATAGAGTTAAAAGCCTCGTTATTGATACGACTTTGTGCTTTACGTCTGTTATTAGAGCCTAAATCAAAGGGTTTGCAACGTTGTAGAATACGTTCAAAGATGCGTCTAAGGTTGATATTCAAATCGTTGGAATTAAGCATTGCCGATATATCTAGGTTAGTGGAGATAATCATAGGCTTGTTGGATATATAACGACTATCGATTATCTTGTAGGTCAATTCTATGGTATTAGATTTTCTACCGTCTAAGATGTTTTCAGTGCCAAGGTCATCAAGAATGAGCAAATCCACATTAGATAGCTTTTCAATTAGTTCTGGACGATTATTCCCAAAATCCTTAGACATAAGATTTACAAGGTCACTGATTGAAGTCATATATACAGAGTACTCTTTTTCGATTAGAGCGTTCCCAATACACGCACTCATGAACGTTTTACCGTTTCCACAACTGCCCATAAAGAGTAATCCTAAGCCTTTAGCATAGAACCTATTGAACCTATCCACATACTTATGAGCCAACGTTGAAATCTCAAGATTAGCTTTGTCGTCCTTGTCGAAAGTGCAATTTAGATAGTACTTGTTACTAAAACCCAACTGTTTCAATCTGTTGGTATATACCTCGTGGTTTTGTTGTTCAAGTATTTTACGATTGCGTTCTTCCTCCAAAGTTTGACACTGACACATTACAGGCATATTTAGAACTCTACCACCAAAGTTAATAGGTTTCTGTAAAGGAGTGTTACACTTAGAGCAATATATTAAGCCATCTGCACCCATATAGCGTTCGCCCTCTTTAGTATATGTGGATACCTTTGAAATCTTTTCAAACGCTTGTAGAGTAGTTTCTGCAAAGTTATTCATATTACCACCACCCACCATTATCTTGATTTTGATTATTAGCTATCATAGGTTGAACGTTATCCTTTTTGAGCCAATTCTGTATAGCAAGGTTGAAATCCTTATAAGGCGATTTACCTTTTAACTGTATCCATTCGTCTATCTTTTGAATGTATCCATCTATGATAGTCTGTCCATATTTTTCAATCAAAGATGTATACTGCTTATCCGTTAATAGTACGTGTAGATACTCACCATATTTGTGTTTGACTTCTTTTTGTTTTGTAGGGGCAGTGAGTTCAGTTGTAGGCGAAGCCTCAACTGGAACTATACTATCACTATCCTCTATATTATTATTTATATTATATATTATATTATTATGTCTAAAATTTGTACCACCCCAGTCAAGATTTTGTACTGGGTTCGGTATATTTTTTTGACTACCCCCGTCTAAATTTTGTACCACTGGTACGTTTTTAGAATGGTCTAATTCTTTTACCACTGATACATTTTCTTTACCAGATAGAATATCTAAATTAGCCTTGTACTCACAGAATTTAACTCCATTATTTACCTTTTCTAACTTTATGATATATTCTCTTTGAGTTAAATCTTTAAGAATGTTCAAAACGGTCTGTTTTGAAAGATTTGTATTTTCCATAAGATATCGTATTGAACCTCTAAAAGTACTTTGATTATCTTGGGAAAATCCATATATTATAGCATATATTAAAGCCTCATTTGGTTTTAACTTTAAGTCTTTAATCATAAATGATTGTACTACATAAAAATTGTCTGTTTTCATTGAAATTCACCTCTAATAATTTTACCTTTCATAAGGGGGTCTATTTTCCAAAAAAATTGTACGATATAGTACAAATTTAAAAAAATTTTTGAAAAGATAATCTTTTTTGCCCCTAATTAAAAATTTCTAAGATTTTAGGTTTGAGTATCTTTTTACGCACCAACTTTTTGATACCCTCTAGGTTAGTAGCAGTTATATATAACTTAACAGATTTATCAGTATAACGAATATTTAAATATTCCTCATGATAGTATATTTTATAGCTAGTAGCTACTATGTTACTATCAAACTTTTGTAAGATTGGAAGTAGTTCAATTTCTATGTAGTTACGTTTTTCTCTGCGAGTATCCACGATTAACTTGTACTTTTCAAGATGATTTTCCACAAAATCATAGAAAGTAAATTCATTGAGTTTGTGGCATAATCCTAAGCCACCTTGTTCACGTCCTAAACGTTGAAACTTATTAGCATAGTTACACATTCCTTTAATTTCACATCTTGAGCAGATACACGCTTTATCTGAATTGATGTAGTTATCCTTATCAGATATAAGGTTGACTATTAAATCTGCCTTGATATCTTCCTCAGTAGGTTCTAAGTTTGGATTATCCAAAGAAACACTATCACCATTTGGAATATCCTCTACTACATCAACAGACCTAACTGAGTATATTTTTGTTACACCCTTATGACATATTGAACCCTTGTGTAGTTGTAATCTATGTACAACACCATCAATACAAAAAGATACTGTTTTATATCCTACTTTTGTACATTCGGCTACTGTCATAGTATTATTTTCTAAGCATTTAACGTTGTACATTTCGCCAACTTTAAACATATTAATCTTCCTTTCAAGTTTTATAAAAGGATACTTGCAAGTTTCCGACCTCTCCACCGTTCCGATGGAGAACGCACTAGACCTAACGGACTATTTTAAATCGTCTAGTCGATTGTATAATCTTCCATAAAACCCATATCTATAGCCTCTTGATACGTTTTTAATACCCACATAGTGGAATATCTTTCCTCATACCTCATTAGCTTATCCAACGATATATTGTACTTATCACAAACCATGGCACTGGATTTACTATGCATACTCTCATAGAGGATACAAGCTATTCTATACCTTTTACGCTCTTGAGCTGTCATGTCTAATTCTCCTATTCTAAGTGAAGTATTTGAACCAACCTATTAAGAGCTTTAATACAGTCTTTTATAGCCATTTCCTTCTGTTCACTCGATGTATTGGCTTCACCCTTTGCCCAACGTATAAAAGCTAACTTTGGAATGATTACTCTACTTCCACTCATAAAGAATGGAAACTGAATAGTTTCTGGGCATTGCTTTGCTCTAACGTTGATAGAGTATGGATTACAACCTAAAAAGGTACTAACATCTTTTGGTGTAAGAGTTTCCTTATCAAGAGCCTCTAAGCGTTCAAGTTCAGTCATAAAAAACACCCCCTAAGATACTTTTTCAAGATACATTATGTTAGAGAATACCTCTAGTTTCTTTTGGCAAATCTTATATATTTCGTGATATTCCATGCCATTTATGATACATTCATGGATAGTACTACCTATAACAGCCTCTACTACACTAAGAGTGTTCAATTGCGA